GAATATTTCGGGACCTCCTATACCCTGTGAGGTGTTACCGTGTCGTTTGCTTACATCCGTATGAACCGCGCGCTTCAGCATAACGTCTTTGTTTCGAAAGGAACAGAGGCGCACGATGTAGCGCAAAGCTTCATCGAAATTCAGATCACCTGGAACAGCCAAAAGCTGAACCGGAAGCTCTGGAAGTCGAAGAAGTTTTACGATTCTCGGACGGTAGCCGATTTTGGCGACACCGCTCTGGGAAAAGCTATGGGGTACTGCAACAAGTTGCTGCGAGGCAACTGGTTGACTGATGAAGAGTACAATGCGTTCTATCAGGGGCTGCTTAACATGCAGTCCTCACCGGAACACAAAGTGCACGCTTCACTTTCGTACCCGCAGGAAGCGCTTATCCTCAGTATGGACGAGACCGCAGAGCAGTATAAGAACTATACCGCTTTCGACATCGACCGCATGAGGAAACAGCTGCTTCGCGAACAACCGTATCGGAAGACCCTCACCGCAAAGTGGGAGCTTATTCCGTACGAGTTTTCGCTGCAGTTCTTTGACGAATCGTGAAAAGAATCGTCAATGACGCTGCGCTGAGCTTTAGTTAGGAGGCCCGTCTATACTCGAGGGCCATTTCTCTGGGGCTCATCACCCCGACACCCACAACTCCTCGCGGAGCTCGGTAGCGAACCGAGTAGTGGGGTCAAACTTTCTTGAGGAGCAACATATGAAGTCGCGCAATGTGCAGCGGGCCACGCAAAGAACTGTTGTACAGGGATCGGCAGGTGGCGAGACGGTGATTACAAGTTACCCTCTTGCCTACTATGACCAATTCTCTGTTATCCAGGACTACACGGGGCCCAAAGACACAGCTGTGCTTCACAATCACCAGTTCGTTTCGACCCGGTATGTTGATTACACCGGGACCGTTAACACACTGGGCCCAGGTACTAACTACGGTTATACCATAGGCTATGTTGCACCATTCACGCACCATTCGTCACCTGGGGGGCCATTTGCGCCCCCCTATATGCTTAACAGCATATACAACCGAGCCCTGGAGCAGCTTTACGAGCAGCTTCGGGGTCAGGTCGATTTGTCGGTTAGTGCCGCTGAATGGCGTCAGACACGGAACATGTTCATCAGCCAACTCGACCATCTTAAACCGATGGCAGAGAAGTTGACGAAACAAGTGAACCGTGCCACGCGTTATCTCTTGCAATTTTCACCGTCTCAATGGCCCAAACGCTGGTTGGAATACCAGTACGGTTGGAAGCCTCTGCTGTCCGATATCTATCACACTGGTAAACAGATGATGGACATCTCAAGCTACGGCTACGTGAGAATTGTGGGAGAGGCGTATGAGCGGACTTACGAGAACCGTAAGTATACGGGGCCTCAGTTTGGCAGTACGGAGTTTGTTAAATCCGATTGCTCGCAGAGGTGCCGTATAGTCGCTGAATTTAAACTCAGCAATTCCGCTATTTCCTCCCTATCCAACTACACTAGCCTTAATCCGGTTAGTATTGCTTGGGAGCTGATGCCATACAGCTTTGTCGTAGATTGGTTTTACGACGTAGGGGGTTACCTGAGGAACCTAGAGTCTGCTCTGTTATTCTCCAACCAGGTCCAAAAGGCCTACAGTGTGGAGGGTTACAGGTGCAAATTCAACGGTTCTTTCGGAGGAGGAGGTAGCCCGGGTATCGGTCAAACCGTGTACTCGAGTGGTAATGCATATGCTGAATATACGTTCAAAAGACGTACAGTCAATATATACCTCCTACCTAGAGCGCCTAACCTCAAGGCGAATCTAGGATGGCAGCGGGCTTTAAGTGCCGCTTCGCTTCTTGCCCTCCACCTCGGGGGTGTCAAGAAAGGTCTTATCCAGGGCCCGACATAGTGTTGGGTTTTCTCAACCGAATCAAGGAGTTTTCTCCATGCCGGCAGTCGCCAACATCGTTCTGAACGACGCACAGGCAACCCCTGTGGCTCACACTTTCATCCCACTCGGACCAGACACCGAAGGTGCCTGGTGGTTCGAGGATCAGAGCGGCTCCACTCCGCTAGGCTACAAACGGATCAGCGTTAAGCTGACTCGTCCGTTGCCCGGCGGTGCTGGTGCCAGATCTGACTCGAGCCGCGTGAATCGGGTGAAGATCACGATCCACGATCCCGTGCAGGAGGCGCTGGGTACGTCGGACAGCGGCATTGTGCCGCCGCCCACGCTCGCCTACGTTTCTCGCTGCAACATCGAGTTCGTGCTTCCCGAGCGTAACTCGCTGCAGAACCGCAAGGATCTGCGCAAGTACGCCGACTTCCTCCTCGCCAACGCCCAAATCACGGCGCTGGTTGAGGACCTCCAGAACTACTTCTAAGAGAAGCAGCTATGGACATGCATAGGGATTCTAATCCTATGAGCGAGGTTTTCTTCGCTCTGTGCAAGGAAGTTGACACGCCAGTCAGTCTTTCGGCTTGGCTCCGTTTCAAGTACTCCCACAAGGAGTTATCTGAGATGGACCTGCCGATTTCTGACTATTTGGAGTGCCATGCGGCACGCTTCTCGAAGGACTACATGGTTGCAAGCTTCCTTTCCAAGTGGAAGGGGCTCAACACCGGTGTGGACCTAGAGGCCGTCGCTATTCAGAAGTTTCGAGACTCTGAAGATCAATGCCGTGAGGCGAATTCGTTCCTTCGTAAGGCCAGGCAATCGGATAAATTTCATCCGATCAACGCTGTAATGTATACAGCGAAGAGAAAAATTGCCAGCCTTCTGGGACCTATGTCGCTACATTGCATAGATCGGTACTTCGGGTGGGGGCCAGGCGCTACGTTTGATATTCCTAAACGTTGCGCTCAGGTCGATCACAAAATCTCGACTCTGCCCATCACTGTCTCTCCGCGTGCGTCAGAGCTGTTTCAGTCTGTCGTTACGCACGACCTTCATTGGTCGTATTGCATACTCGACTCGTTTCCGGCTCTCCCCTGGAGCTTCGCCCCTGGGGTTCTGGAGACTGTCGACACATGCCGTGTTGAGACGGTACCTAAGAATGCGAAAACTCATCGCATCATCGCTATCGAGCCAACCGGAAACCTCTTCCTCCAAAAAGGAGTTGGAGGCTACTTCCGGCGAGTTCTTAAGCGAGTCGGTGTCGACCTGGATGATCAGGGTAGGAACCAACGGCTGGCAGCCGAGGCTGCCGACCGTTCCTACGCAACCCTCGACTTGAGGGCTGCTAGCGACACTGTGAGTAGGGAGATCGTTTACGATCTTCTTCCCTTCGACTGGTGGTGGTTACTTGACCACCTCCGCTCACCAAAGGCTCTAATGCCTGATGGCGAGGTCGTGCTCCTCGAGAAGTTTTCCTCTATGGGAAATGGCTTCACGTTCGAGTTGGAGTCCTTGATCTTCTGGGCCATAAGCTCGGCAGTTCAGGATCTCCAGGGGGGAGGTGTCTGTTCGATCTACGGTGATGACATCATCGTAGAGCAGGAGCATGCCCTTGCCGTTGTTGAAGCGCTCACGACTCTCGGGTTCAAACTCAACATGGCCAAAAGCTATGTTGAAGGCTTGTTCTTCGAGAGCTGTGGAAAGCATTTCTTCAATGGTCAAGAGGTTACGCCTGCGTATCAGAAAGACACGTTTGACGATCATCGTGAGTTCATTAGATGCCACAATCGGCTGTTCAGATGGCAGCGCAGAGTCGGCGTGGAAACGCTTACTCTTAACGCTGTTGTCAGGGCTAGCCCGAATGAGCTGCTCAGCTGCCTCCTCCCTGAAGGGGAAGAGTCTGATGACGGCTTTCTTGTTGGCATTGACGTTCTACTTCGATTGTCTCAACCTTGTCCTGGCAGCCGTCGAGCAGTTACGCTCAGCGGTCGTCAGGGGTTTCGGTTGAGATACGTCAAACAGCCTACGCGGTCCCTTCCCGGGATTGCAGAGGCACTCTACGCTCACACTTTAC